CACTACCATTCTTACCAACCAAAAAACCTTTCAGGAACGTGATCAGCTCATTAGCGATATCTTCTTTATCTTTACGAAGAAAAGTTTTCAACGAGCGTAATGCGGAATACACGTTATGGTCTGTCGCCGGGGTTGAGTCGTGGCTTCCGATCACATACACGCCGCTGCCACCACCGCCCGTATAGGTCTGTCCCTTCAGGGTAAGGCTCTCAACCTTCTCCTCCAGCTCGCCGATACGGGAATAGGCAGCCGTCTCACCAACGGTATAGACAGGCGAATCAAACGGGAAATCCAAGTTAAATTCAAAACCGATAATCCTTGACTGCCTTCCGTTATCGAAATAGGCTTTGTTAATAAGATTAACCTTTTGACCAATGCTGTAGAGGTTATGAATGCCGTCCTCGCGGTATGCGTCACCGGACATCATCGTGCAGTCGTAAGTGCTCGGGTCAACCTTTGATTTGGAAGCGTATTTTTCCGTCTTGACCTTCAGTTCCTGTTCTGCAGCACCCACAAGCCCCAGTTCGGTTATTTTCGTGCTGTCCCAGCCGGATAGTACATATTCATCTCCATCCTGGGGAAAGAGCACATCGCCGGGAAGCGGTCTGCCGTAGTCCTCATTCCTGACTATCTCCCATAACTGTGCCTCAGGGTTCCATCCGCCATCCTCCAGCTTCTCCGGCTTTCCCTCAGGATTGAACTTCACGGCGAACTCCAGACCGTTGAGAAGCCCGGACGCGAAACGTATCCTCAGCTCCTGACCGGGGAGGATATATTTCTCGGAAAAGTTAACACCTGTATCCCTGAAACGGTAGGCATTCCATTTTTCCTCAGTGGTTGTGCCGTCCTCATTCTCCACCTTGTCCGTCACCTCGATGGTAGTAACATCCGACATGGTGCCCGTTCTTCGGGGATAGACTTCATCGAAGATAACCACCTGTTCAATGGCTTCCTCGGTGGTCATATTGGGATAAGCGTCTATGTACGGGGTTCCTTCGGGTAACATCAGCCTGCGCTGCACCACACCGTTCACAACCACGGTCTCATCAACCGGACGGTAGTTAGAAGGGATGTTCTTTGTCGAGCCGAAAGCATAGATTCTTGTCGCATAGGTGGACCGGGATTCAGATCGTGGCATTTCCTGCACGTTTTTCTCGATCTCGAAGTCCACCGCGTCGCCAAACTCACAACGTCCGAAATGGATGATGTTTTCAGTCACCCAACATTCGCAATCCCATTTCTTTGCCATCTCAAAACAAGCGTCAAGGATGTTGATGTTGTCGTAACTCATCAACTGGGACTTGTTTTCAACTGTGGAATCAATGGAGAAAACAAAATCCTGTCCTTTGTATGTGTAACCAAGAGCCTTTAAATTTCTCAGGACTATACCGGCTTGTACGTCAAGCGGGGCGGTCAGGTTCCAGGACGCCTCCTGTCCGGCCGTCTCCGGGGTATATTTGAAGATTTTGTTTTTCCATTTCCAGTAATAGGCGTCAAGTCTTAATTCGTAATCGTAGCCGGCGGTATTGGTATTGAATGCGGGCTTCTGCAAATCGCACACTTCGAACAGTCCGAAGTCACACTCCATGTATGAGCCAAGTTTGAAATATATGGGATTATCCAAGGAGAATTTTAATGTGATGTAGTCCTCCTTCATCAGAGTGAACTTACGCTTACAGCCTTCATTAATCAGAGTTGTAAGCAGGATAGCACCGGATATGTCTTTGATGTCGATTTGTTTCATGTCTTCAAAGTTCGGAGATAAAAAAAAGAGTGCCCAATTTTGAGCACTCACATACACGACAATAAAACCAATGTCGTGAATTAAGTTCTGTTGGCCGGATTCGGCTCATTGAACTTGGCTGAAATTTTTCCGAAAGTTCGGTCTAAACTCTGTGCGTAAGTGATACTTTTACCGAGATAAACCAGATGATAAATCTCGCTACTATTAGCCGAGACTTGAATATCAACCTTGCCCTTATAAAGTTCATCGAAGAAAGCTTTTTTCTTTGCTTGATAATCAGATTGGGAATTTCCTTCAATTGTAAAAGAAAGTGTTATTTCCCTCTCATCGACTTTCGGATTATTGATTATTACCCGCTTCCCATGTTCAAGTCTGCTTTTGTTCTCAATAAAATCCTTCATGGGAGCGGATGCCCCAATAGCATCAAGAAACCCCTCTCCCATTCTCACACCCCATGTCGTGTAAGCGTTTTCGTCATTAATTAATAATTCATTCATAGACTATAATTTTGCTGTATTCTTTTTAACTTCTGCTATATCTCTTTGTATCTGTTGAATAGGTTTGACGATTGCCCCTGTATTTTCTGAAATCTGTACCAATTCAAGATAGGATTGCGCTATCAAATCCCGCGTATCATCAGCAATATTTCTTGTTTCCGTATTTATGGAAAGTAGAGCATCTGCTTTTACTGTCAGTAGATTAAGTGATTGAGATTGAATGATATTCTGATTCTTTATCTCTTCTCCTGCAATATGCAATGCTGTAAACCTACCGCTTAGTTCTCCTGCATCTTCATGTGTCATTTCAGTGCCGAACCCTCTTGATGAAGAAGATTGGGAATAGGACTCCTGTGAAATCTTGTCATATCCGGTTGCTGCGGCAAGCTCGTCACGGAGCTTCATGGCTTCCTCCACATATTTCATATATTCATCCTGCAAGGCTTCTCTCTCTACTTCGGTCAGATTGTTATCCTCCATGGCGGCACCGAACTTCTTCCACCACTCTTCGAGTTTCTCGCTGTACATTTCACCGATTTTATTACTCAGCATGGCACGCATGAAATACTCTGCTATATCTTCCGCTGCATCTTTAGCTTCATACTTCATATCCATAAGATTGTTCACAAAGCTGTCAAACATTCCATCGAAAGTGATACCAGTAAGACCTTCATAGAGTTTGTCTGTAAGTTCTTCCAGCTTACCAGCTTGCTCAACATAATCATTCAACTTGTCAGTCAAACGCTCACCATAACCACCCTTGCCAGTATTCTGAATCTTCTCCCACATATCAACATTACTGCGGAGCACTTTCATCTCTTCAGGAGAAAGGGACCATATATCACCGTTCCAGTTTCTGCCTATCTGCTGGCTAAGACGAGAGATTTCCTCTTGGTTGAATCCTCCCCAATAGTAGTTCCAGCTATGATGGGAATTGGAGTATCTAGCCTGTTCCTGTGCAATTTTTTTATAGTTTTCTTCCGTCTCTTTTTGCAGTTTCTTCGCATCAGCATACGCGGAAACGGACTTTGTTCCCTTGCTGGCTTCCATTACATCTGTCAAATCCTCAATAGCGGTTTGTAGTGTTTCATTTCGATCGGTAAGCCTATTAATAGCTTCCTCGACTTCTTTTTTATTACCACCAATACCAAACAAAGAATTAAAACCGCCGAAAGAAATCGCATTGAGGATATTGCCTATCCCGTTTTTCAGAGATTCTCCAATTGTTACGAATAAATCACCTGACAAGACATCACCGATAATTCCGCTGACTGCATTCAGGACAGCGTCAAGCAAACCACCCACAAGATTGCTCAATCCGTCTTTGAGTACGTCAATGATGGACAGAATCCATCCGACAATGGGGACCTCCTTAAGAGATTCTGACGTCTTGCCTATCACGTCTTTGAATCCGTTCACGGTTTTGATAATTCCACTGTATGCGTCATATAGTCCGCCCGAAGAAAGTTGTTGCAATCCTCCCAATATATTTTCCATGCTCGCTTTCAGTTTGGTTGCGGTATCGGATACATTTTGTTGGGCTTGATTGGCGATGTCTGTCTGTGTCTTTACGTTGGCGGACGCAATGTCTGCATTCTGCTGCGCTGTTTCAAGAGCGTTTGCAGCGGCTTGTTTCTCGCTTTCTGTTCCGTCCTTTTGTGCCTTGGCGTAGTCCTCTTGCGCCTTTTGAAGTTTCTCTAAGGCGTCCGTTTCGGTTTCTACGGCATAGATGCGGTTTTGCTCAGCTGTCTGATAGGCTTTTACATCCTCTCCAAGTTTCTTGAAGTTGACTCCACTTGTACCACCCAAAGACTTTTCCATCTGGCTGATGGCGTCAATCAATGATTTCTGGCTTGCCTGATCGGAGTTCTTGAACTTGTCAGTCCGTACATATTTTTTTGCTTCGTCCAAGGCAGGCTTTACCATGTCGGAAAACATGGAACCAAACTCACCGAACACAGTAACCCAATCTATATTGGCTTTTATGGCTTCTGTTTCCTTGTTCTGTATGGCAACATCACGTTGTTTCTCCAGTAACTTTACTTGTGCACTATTAACACCGTTTTCTTCCTGTGCTTTCCTTATTTTTTCCGCATACTCTTGGGCGATAGCCAATTTCTGCTGCTGGAACGTGCCATATTCTTTCAAGTAGTCGTTCAAAGCCTGTTGTTCGGCTTTCAGCTGTCCTTCAGTTACATCGGAAATATCTTTATCTCTCATACTTTCGGCATTGGTATAAGCTTCTGAAATTTTCTGTGCCTGCTTGTCGGTCAGTTTACCGTTACCGGCTTTGCTCCATTCTTCCTCCTGTTTTCTTATCGTATCAATCCGTTTCTGATAATCAAGGTCAATCTGTTTCAACTTCTTTTCCGTGCCTTCTCTCATCAGGTTGATTTCATCCTGTTGGTTCTGACGGTGAAGTGAAAGAAGTTGTTCGTCCAGCTTTTCCTGATTTTCCTTTTGCTTTTCAGCAGCTTTTTCCTGCTTAGTCAAAGAACTACCAGTAATACCGCCCAAATTTTTATAGGCTTTTTCAGTTGTTTCTACTCGTTTCTTAGCTTCTTCATACAGCTTTGAAGTAAACTTGGATTTATTCTTTTCTATTTCAGAAAGTTTCTTCTTAGCATCATCCCAGTCTTTCTTCGCTTTCTCATAATCCTGCTTGTAGGTGGTTTTATTCTTCTCTGAATCAATTCGGGTTTGCTTGACTGATTTTGCTGTATCTATAAGTGTTTTTATGTCTTTCACATTATAGATTGCTTCATCAGACAAAGTACCCTTAATATCAATAGGCAAACGAAGTTTCACAGTTCCATTTTCCCCCTTTCCTCTGATACGCTTCTCCAACTCAGAGATGTAGCGGTCAAACTCACTAATATCAACATCTTTAAGATTGGAAATGAACTGTTCAGAGATACCTTTCCCTTTTTCTTGCAGCATGACATCTCGTTCTGCACGTAGTTCTTTTAATTTCTTTACATAGCCATCAACACCTTGTTGCCCGGATAACGACTTTAAAAGATTCTCGTAATACTTAATTTCTGATTCAATATCTGAAAACTCTTTAGCACGTTTTTCTCCTGCACGCTTTGCCTCTTCTTCTGCTATTTGCTGCTTTAGCTTAAGAATGTCAGCCAATTTGATTGTTTCAATATCATACTGGGCAAATATCTTTGGGTATTCTTTGCGTAATTCTGCCAAACTTTGCCCACGCTGCAAATCAGCCAAAGCAATATCACGAGAGCTTTGGATAAGACTCTCTATTTTTTGTCTACGTTCTTGCTCTTGTTTTGCCGCCTCCTCTTGTTTCTTGTTGAAACGTTCTTGTGCCTTTTCAGCAATGGATGTATTGTTTGCTAACGTCCACATAGCTATACCTAAAGAAACAACAGCAGCACCAGCCAACACATAAGGGTTCATCATTAAAACTTTGTTATAAGTGGCTTGTGCCAAAGTAGCAGCTTTAGTTGCAGTAATCTTTGCCCATATAGATTTCACTGAACCTTGCTCAACAATAGTATTTATCAGAAGCCCAGCTCTATAAACACCGTAAATTTCCACAAGAGCCAATACACTTTTACCAATAATACCATAGTTCTTTACAATAGTATCGACAGCAGATATACTTCCAGAAATCAAATCCTGATTAGCAAGTCCTATTTCCGCTAAAGCAGTAGTTATCGTATCCTCCAAGTTTGACATTTGCCCCTCAATCGTCTTCGATATTGCTTCCGTAGAACCTTCAACACCTTTCATCGAGCCAAATTGTTCAACAGCCTTCATTACAGATTCAACAGTTCGGTCACATTCTACCGTCATATCACGGAATGAGAGTTTAACCTTATTTCCTTCTGTTTGGACACGAACACCGAACTCTTTCCAACGCTCCGAGTTATTTATATCAAGTATCGCCTCTGTTAGCTGGTCGAAAGGCTTTGCTACTGTATTGGTAAAATCTCCCATTTTCTTCATGGCATCCATCGAAGGAGTAACGCCACGATTGACAAATTTTATAAAGTCATCCGTCAATTCATCAAGTTGAAAATTTGTTTTTGCGGCAAAGCTATTTATATCAGACAGATACGCTTTTGCCTTTTCAGAACTACCATTCAGAGCATTAGTTAATACAGATTCATACTTCTGAAACATTCCAGCAGTTGAAACAACATTTGAAGCAACTTGTTTCAGCATTGCGATTCCGCCAATAGCAGCGAGTGCCTTCTTAAATGAAACTCCTACACCCTCGTTAACAGTAATAACAGCCTTACTTTCATCCTTAAACAAAGCGTATTCATCCTTTAGAGCTTTGGTAGATAATCTCGCAAGAGCCTGTTGTGATTGTAATTCACCAAGAGCATACTTTTGTTCTCCTAATGCTGCTTTTGCACGATTTAATTCATCCGATAAAGAATGTCTTTTAGGGTCATACTTTCCTAATTTATTATATTGCTCTGCAAGCATTGAAACATCGTTCTGCGTCTCACGTATGATATTTTTTTGTTTAATGATTTCCTCGGATAGAGAATTAACAGCTTTTTCACCATCATAAATACCCTTTTTGAAATCATTTTCCATTGTTGCTCCAGCTCTAGCAGCTTCAGAAATTAGATTATCCATCTCCTTTGTATTTTTCACCAACTGTGTATTTAAAGTATTAAAAGCAGCAGGTGTCTGAGTTGAGTCCATGTTCTTTAACTCGTTCTTTAGTTTTGCGATTTCTTCACGGAGTTTGATAACTTTATCAAAATCAGCCCCGATACGAAAGTAGAGCTTAGCCATTTTTTTATATTTTTAAATTATCTATTATTCAAAATTACGTTATACCCAAACCTTATTAGAATTTTCTATCATCAAATTCGTGACAATAGACGAAAGATTTCTTATTTCTTATTTTACGTGATAAATTTACCACAGATACAAGCTTCCATAGACGTTTTTTATCAACGAAAAACACACAATCAGCTGATTGTGATAAAATAATTTGCAAGGTAGAAATTCATAGTCTATTTTTCTATTTATAAGATTACAAAAGCACGACATTTGAAAGATTGTCGTGAAATAATTGGGTGTGATTAAATTTCTTGGTAGTTTTGCAAGAAAATAAGTAAAAGCATGAATAAAATAATATTTCTAATACTATGCATTGCACTGCTATGTGGATGCTCTACAAATCATAATATTGAATCTGCTATAAAAGATATTTACGGTTCAAAAGTGCCACCCAAAGAAGAGGATGGTGCTTATATTTATATCTTAGACTATCTCGAAAAAGAGAACAAACAAGATGCAGATTTTCTAAAATTAAAAGATAAAATTGATAAATACACAAACTCATTATCCGAGAATTTAGGAAACGATGTTTCTTCTAAATCAGATGCTAACACATCTGCAACAAGTAAAGACGATTGTTTAAGTGACTTCTACAAATGGGAGACTCCATCTATCCGTGTTGTACTTATTTCACGTAAATGTTTAGATAACAATGGTAGAGACATAACAATTATAGTAACAAATAAAGGGTGATTTCTCACCTTTTATTTGTTACTATCTATTATTTACTTCAATTTTATTTGCCCATTAGCATATTCTTTTCTCTTGTACAAAGAACTATTATCACTCGTTTCTAATGCGTATCTAATCGCATCTACAACATTTTTCTCACCCAATTCTTTATACCTACTCATCAATGTGGCAGGATCCATATTTAGACGTATAGCCCAATCATGAATAGTTAGTGATAATTCGCCAATAGCTATAAAGGCAGTAGCATTTCTTAAACGGACGTTCTCACTTAGAGCTAACCATCTACAATTTAACGGTTCATAGTTGCCATTAGAATTAATTCGATCTATCGTCAAATCATCTTGATAACCGTTTGTCATAGCCCAATTATAGAAAGTTTGAAAATCATTTCGCCATTCATCACACATTACAACACCTTTCCCACCATAATTTTTATATGCAGGTCTTTTAGGGTTATAACAACGTTCTTTGATTTTAGACCATATATTGAAAATACGAGTATGCGACTGCCCATGAGTTGTGTTAGCCTCTTTTGTCCTATCAATATCAAGGCATCCACAACTTCGAGTTGTACCGCTATTCAAATTACCTTGCCTTACAATCGTTTCATTGCCACAATCACACTTACAACGCCATAGGGTAACACGATTACTTGCAAATCCAACATGCTCTATGGCTACCAACCTACCAAATCGCTGTCCCTTCATATCTTTAATTCCACGAAGTAGGCAACCGCAACTTTTGGTTTTACCTTCTCTTAATGTATTTGAACGCACAATGGTGGTATTACCGCAATCACACTGGCAAAGCCATTTATCATGTTTATCTTTATCATCTGGCAACTTTTTCACTTTCTTTATAGTGACAAGTTTTCCGAATCTCATACCGGGTATTATTTTTATTTTCGCTTTCATGCTATTTGTTTTAATTGTAAAGAGATAAGTAGTTCAATAAATTTATCTTCATAATAAAGCGGTTGAGTACTTTTAGGATTATTCGGATTTACTTGATTTTCGCCATAGTTTAAACCATCACCTATTATTGACTTAAATTTCTTCACACCGCCTTTGCTTGATGGACGCGTAAGTTCAACCATGTAGCCTTTTTCTATCATTTTCTGATTAAAAGCTTGCGCACTGATTGTGCATTCATTCTCTTTCAGAAGCTCACCAGCAGATTTCAGAACACCTTTAGATGGTGTATAATCGGGCGTAGGAAGCCCTAAAGGCTCGGCAATAGTCTTCGCTAAAGCAAGTTTACTACTTTCATTCAGATTGAGAAAACCGGTTAGCCAGTCAGCTACTACAATCTTATCTTTTACAGTAGCCTGTTTTAATTGCTTCGCCATTTCAGGGGCTTTGTGAAAGACTTTGCGGTAGACCTCAAAAACAGAGCGAACCTTTTTCACAATAAAGTATTCAAGACATGGCACTGTTAAGCGATATTCATTAACAGGTCTACCACCTTGTGGGTTTTGCGGATTTTGCCGTAAAACCTGATAATCGTCATTCTCAACGAAATCACGCTGCAAGGCATCGACAGCATCTGATTTTCTGCTATACACCAGCGTCCAAACTTCATCCAGATTAACTGGATATTTCTCACTTGCTTTCGCTAATCTCAAAATAGCATTGAAACAGGAAAATAATCGCAAGATTATTTGCAAAAATGCTTTTTAATATTGAAATTTAGGGTATTGTTTAACACTTAAATAACACGATTATGAGACTAACTGAATTGAACAAAAGAGTTAAGGAAATTCTTGTTAATTATGGTATCATACTTGCCATTACTATTTTGTTATCACTAATCATTATTGGTATCTTTTTCTTTCCCGATAAAAGTTGGGAATTTTGTTCAGTTTCCATAGCGTTCATTTCTATATTTATTACGATAGTAATACTTTATATGAATAATAAATCCCAAGAGGATAATACGCAAAAGCAAATTAATTCATTTGAGCAGAATGCGATTAAACAAATGGAAACTTTTAAACGGGCAACAGAAAATCAAATAAGTACATTTTCCGTAGAAATTAGCAAAGTAGTTCAAGCTTTAAATAATGTAGCAGAAATGCAAAAGAACACTTCTCAAGAACAAATACAGAACTTAAAAATTGAAACAAAAAATCAAATAAAATCCTTTAGTACAGAAATCGATAAGATAATAGCAGGACTAAAAGAGGTCACCAGAACTCAAAATAAAACGGCAGAAGAGCAAAAAGAGTCTTTCAAAAATGAAATCAATGCTGTTGTTGAATCCTTAAGTTCAGTATGCAATACTCAAAGAGAATCGTCAGAAAATATTGTTAATAATTTTAGGATTGAAATGGAAAAATCAATAGAAATTATGGCTAAAGTCTGTAAATTTCAAATTTTATTATTAGAGGCGACTGAAAAGGAACTCACTAAGATCGAAAAAGTGAATGATAGCCTTCATAAAGTAAAAGTGATAACAGAAAAATCCGGGGAAAACATTACAAAAGAAATAAAAAATAACAGAACATTAACAACGACGATAGTCAATAAGGGGAAAGAAATAGTTAATGAAATTTCCGACGAAGTAACAAGTGGACGTTTGCAAAAAAGTTTTAAAGAATTAGGAACTGACATAAAAGAATTCGGGAAAAAAGCAAAAGACAAAATATCTGATTTTTTTTTCATTTTAATTTAACTACACAACATAAGGAACAAAGTAGTAAAAAGCCGGATTTCTCCGGCTTTTACTTTACCCACCATTCAGCCCCATATAAGTCCTACGGGAGACCTGCTTATTCCAACTTGTACCTGTTCTGTTGAAGTTTCCCAAGTACCGACCTTGAATGCGATTCACAAGATTGTTGGGATTGCTTGCATCGCTTCCGTAACGTCTTTCTGCAATTCTATTCGCTTGTCGGGCTATTTCCCAACCGGATTTAGTTTTTCTTTTTCTGACTCAGCTTAAAATTTTAAAAGTTAAACAATATAATTTCGCCATATCTATAATTTTTTCCTACGATTAGCCAATTCCTTACCACTGATTCTATTCACCTTCTGACCACCATATACTGCGTGTAACTTATCCCGTTGCATCATCAACAGATTCCTATAAGGGATAACCTCAAACACTTCTGTATAACTCAAATGAAGCGTGTCAATCAAATGAGCTATCTGCCCGAAGAACGTTGTGTTTCCTACTGTTTCGGTCTTGCTGCCAGCATCGACACGTTCCTCATCGAGCTGACACACTGAAAAGCCGAAATATCCATCATGGAGAAACACACCTCCAAGGCATTCCTAATTTCTTCAAAAGTCCCGTTCTCCAAATTCTCAGCCAGTTCCTCACTGCCACAGATGAAACAAGAAATGCCTTTCAGCATATCTTCGATTACTTCGGGAAGTACCTTGATTGCCTCTACAATATTATCTCCCTCCATACCGACATTGGAGAAATGATGAATGGCACGACAGATAACTTTGATAGTAGGCGGCTTGATGGTATAGACTACTCCACCTATCTCTACATTTTTGAAGTCCATCCCCAGCAGGGCATCGGACACAATTTTAGACGCTTGATTCATATCTTTAAATTAAAAAGGCGGTGAGCAACCACCCACCGCCATCCGAAAACAATCTGTTACCTTAAAACTTACGCTGTCAATGCCTTAATAGCATCTTCCTCATAGTTATATTCAGAAGCTACCCCTGCTATCTTAGGAGTTTGAACCAATCCACGAACAGCAATGGCAATTGCCTTGTCTGTATTCGCTTCACGGGCTACAATCTGGGCATTGGGAAAAATGAACCATACATTATCATCCGTCAGACAGAAAAGAGCCTTATTGATTATCTCTTTTGTCAGAGGACGTTTCCAACCTACCGCGACTTTGCTTCCTTCTTCCCCTGTTTCAACTATGGAACCGCCCATGAGAGCCGCTTTAGTTTTCCAATCGTACTGACCAATAGAGAAAGCCGGAGTAATATCGCCGGGAGTTGTGTCATAACGGTAGTTCTGACCATTCAATTGATTTTTATACCCCGTGACAGACGCTTCTGTTTCTTCAATCTGCCACGTTTCCCCGTGCACGTTTGAGACTTCATCTTTAGCGGTAATAGCCGCCTGGATTAGAGTCTTTGCGATTTCGGGGGTAATGTCTGCCGTAATCTTAGAGATGTCGGCAAACAAAATTCTCTTAATTCCTACTGCTGAAATCATAATCTTATAGTTTTACATTTAATACCTCGAACAATATTCTTATATTCACATAGTGACACTTCAAAGCCGTGTCCGCTTCCGTGCCGATTGATTCGATAGAGTAATTGTAGGTAGTGCCGTCATAGGAGCTTACCACATCATCAAAATGCTTCATGGCTTCTCTTTCAAGCTCGTTCAGACGGATAGTATTGGCTTCATTCTCGCTCAAATCGGGCACGCATAGATTCGCCTCGGCAAAGGACTTCTTCCAATAAGTGCCCGGCTGTTGCTTCTTCGTGTGAATGACAATTCTTTCGGACTTCAATTCGCCCGTCAGAGTTTCCCCAGCAGGTACTATGTCTATTCCGAAAGCCTTGCAATCCCGGTAGAGAATGTTTCCTATGTCGGTAGTTACTATCATTGTACAATCTCCCAATCTTCGGCAAACACATCACTGATAGACGGAACCCACGAATCAGCACGCCCTGTGTTTTCGTTGTAGATAAGGCACTGACTTGTGTAATCAATGAAGCCCTTGCCTTTCATAATAAGGTCTTTTGCTGATTGAGGGAGTGATTGCATCTTAGGAATGATGTCACTTTCAATATGAGCAGGTACTTGCTTGATGACAAACAAACCTTTGCCATTCCAGCCAGTTCTACGAATAGCAAGACCAAACTTCAACGCATGGATAGCCTCACCGAAGTTGTAATGTGTGTTACATTCTTTCTTTGCACCATTTGCATACTCAATGCGATTGTGCAATGTCCCAAGGTAACTTCCCATAGCTTCTCTTTGAAGGTAGAGCAAGAAAGCGGGATAATCTTCCTTAACCACCTCTCGGAACTTTTCTGAATCCACGAATACAGTGCATTTCTCAAACCGTTCCATGAGTTCTTTACCTTCAATCATCAAACGGTCAAGGAAGGTATCAGCACATTTATACGCTTCCTCAAACGGTTCGGCAGGCGACCAGCTTTCGTAACTGTCCTTATACTTCACATGGTAGCCAGCTTTGCTCTTTTCGGCTTCTGTAGGCACTCTGCCAGCTTGCAGCAAGCCTTTCTCATACGCTTCGCCCATTGTCATAGGTTCGGCTTCAATCTGTTTTGTTCCAATATACTTTTTCATTTTTCAAATTCTTCCTTTAATCGTTTCTCCGCATATAAAGCACCGCCACTTCTGACTTCAAATCCGTAACTCTCTACTTTTGATGCGTACTGATAGCCGTTAGGGGCAGTAGCGTCATTGTATAGTTCAAGACCTTCTTTTGATGCAATATGCTTATTTGACTTTCTCAATGTTCCGCTCTTGTCGGTATAGCTTCCATTCTCTTTGTCGTATTCGTCTGCTTCATAGCCTACTTTATCGACAACATCAAGATATTCAGCATCTCCTTCATTGAAGAAATCATCAACATCCGAAAAATCAAAATCAACTTTTACATCCATAATTCCGAATAGTTAAAGTAGTTCGTACCCTTCACCGTGTAAACCTCGCCTTGACCTCTCACACTCTCACCCTCCATGCAGCGGACTTCATCCCCAGCCTTGATAGTGATTCTCTTTTCGCACACCACATGATAGTTAGGGCGGTACACAGAACCGTTATCAGATGAAAACTCTTTGGTAGTGTTATCATCACAACGGCACTTACATACATCCTGCCAGCTTTCACCGCCAGTACCGGGAATGGGTCTGCCAAACTCATCCTTTTCCATAGGGGTGATAACCTTTACCTGCAATATGTGTGGAGCGAATATCACAAGAAAGTGCATTTGGGTTTGTTGCTTAATTCGTCTTTCAATCCGTACTTCTTGCACAGGAATGAATAGTAGTCCTTGATACCTTGAATGTTCCAAGACATCGAGAAACCGCTTTCACTGATTGAAGTGGCACGAAGCGATAGAGAGGGGATGAACTTCGCAATCGCCACGAAGACACGACCGTAACAATCCTCGTTCATCTCGTCCTCTCCGCTTATCTCCGCATTCAGACACATATCCAAAAGGTCAGCTTCCGACAAGTTAATGCCGAAAGACTGGAACTTCTGTGATATGTATTCGTTTATCGTCATATTAATATGGTGTAACCAGTTTACTATATGCGGTATAGCTATAATGCGTGCAATACTTTGATTTATAGATGTATCTGAACGGGCATTTGGGAACATTAATTCGTATCCCTTGAATAGCCATTCCCTCTTTTATCGAACACATCATAGCCGGGTTATTTGCAACCAAAAACACGGGATGCGTCATGGTCGGTACAACACAATCAGCCAGAGCCGTTTCCAAAGTGATAAACTGAATATCTGGCAGACCAACATCAACCGATGGATTCACGTATTCACACTTAGAAGATTCCACACTTGATGCCTGCACGCTCAACGAAACCAAAGACATCATTAAAAAGCCACACATGGCAAAAATAAAATTCTTCATTTCTTTTCTGATTTATAAAATTAGACAATGGAAGGGTAGAAGC